GTAATTGCTTTTGGACCACAAGGTACAGGTGCAGCTGGCACAGGTGCTGTTAATGATGCATCCGCAGCAGTTGGCGACACAACAATTACTGTTGATAATGGTGCGTTGTTTCAAGTAGGTGATCTATTAGAATTTGGAAGTGCTTCTGTATTTACAGCAGTGCCTTCTGGACACTATTACAAAATAACTGCAATATCAACTCACGTTCTGACTATCTCTAGATTTAATATTTCTACAGGTGCAACAGAAACGGGCGGACTAAGACACGCTGTTGTTGATAATGCTTTAATAAGAAGACATTGGGAATATTACTTTAACTTTAGTAACGCTCCAACTACTACAGATGATGTGGCTAATGCTGGTGGTTCACTTGATGAACTTCACATTGTTGTATCAGATGAAGATGGCGGAATTACAGGAACTGCAGGAACAATTTTAGAAACATTTGAAGGTTTATCACAGGCTTCAGATGCTAAAACTCCTCAAGGTGGTAGTAATTACTATGCTGATGTTCTTTATCAAAAATCTAATTTTGTTTATTGGATGGATCACGAAACAACACTTGGAGACGCTGGAGAATTAAAAGCTAGTAATACATTTGATCAAGTAGGTTCAAGTGCATTTGCTGTGTTTAATAGCTCTTTGGCAAATGGTACAGATGATTATGCTGCTACACAAGGTGAAATCACTTTGGCATATGATTTATTTTCTGATGCTGAATCAGTTGATATATCATTACTAATGTGCGGACCTTCTCAAACAAGTGCTGACGCTACTGGAGATGTTAAGGCTACTGCTGTTATGGATATTGCAACATCAAGAAAAGATTGTGTTGCTTTCATATCACCTGCGAGAGCAGATGTAGTTGATATCACAAGTGGTATAATACAAACTGTAAACGTTAAAGCATTTGCTGATGGTTTACCATCTTCAAGTTATGCTGTAATTGATAGCGGTTACAAATATTGCTACGACAAATACAATGACGTTTTTAGATTCGTTCCTTTGAACGGAGATACTGCTGGTCTTTGTGCTAGAACTGACAATATTGCAGACGCATGGTTCTCACCGGGCGGTTTCAATAGAGGTCAAATTAGAGGTGCTGTTAAATTAGCATTCAATCCAAACCAACTTCAAAGAGATGAATTATACAGAGCAAGAGTAAATCCTGTTGTTGCATTTCCTGGACAAGGTACTGTATTGTTTGGTGATAAGACTGCTCAACAAAAACCTAGTGCTTTCGACAGAATAAACGTTAGAAGATTGTTTATCGTATTAGAAAAAGCAATTTCTACTGCTTCTAAATTTCAATTGTTTGAATTTAATGATGAATTCACTCGAGCACAATTTAGAAATCTAGTGGAACCTTTTCTAAGAGATGTACAAGGTCGTAGAGGTATAACAGACTTTTCAGTAGTTTGTGACGATACAAATAATACTGGAGATGTTATAGATAGAAACGAATTTAGGGCTGATATCTTTATCAAACCTGCACGTTCTATCAATTTTATTCAACTTAACTTTGTGGCTACTAGATCAGGCGTTGCCTTTTCTGAAGTCGCAGGCGCATAATCATAGAAGGAGAAATATAATATGCCAAATATAAATGACTTTAAATCTCGCCTTCGTGGTGGTGGTGCGAGAGCCAATCAGTTTAAGGTAACTTTACCTTTTCCTGGATACGCTGCAGTTGGTGGTGAAACATCTGACCTTGCTTTCTTATGTAAAGCAACTGCTATACCTGGTCAAACACTAGGTAATGTAGCTGTTGATTTTAGAGGAAGAAAACTTAATATCGCTGGGGATCGAACTTTCGAACCTTGGACAATTACGGTATTAAATGATACTGACTTTAAAATATATAGAGCATTTGAAAGATGGATGAATGGTATAAACAATATGACTGACAACGAAGGTATCGCAAATCCTGCTGATTATCAAGTTGATGGTTTTGTTGACCATTTAGATAGAAACGGATCAACTCTAAAGTCCTACACTTATAGAGGCCTGTTTCCAATTGCCTTAGATAACATTGCTTTGAACTACGGAACTAATGACACTATAGAAGAATTTGGTGTAACTATGCAGTTCCAATACTTTGAAACAGATACTACTACATAATAAGTTAAATCGAAAAGGAAAATTATAATATGGTAAAACTACTTGGATTCGAAATAACAAGAAAAGATAACGATCTGGAGAAGCCGGCTCAAGCCAAACAGGCTTTTACTATCCCTTCTCCAGATGACGGTACTACAACTATATCTGCTGGTGGTTACTTTGGCCAATACTTGGATATGGAAGTTACTGCCAAGAATGATTTTGATTTAATCAAGAGATATCGTGAAGTTGCTCAGCATCCTGAATGTGATACAGCGATTGAAGATATCATTAATGAAGTTATCGTTTCTAATGAAAGAGATTCTTCAGTTTCTCTATCACTAGATAAACTTGCTATTTCTGAAAATATAAAAATAAAAATTAGAGCAGAGTTTGATGAGGTGTTACGCCTTATAAATTTTGACGAAAAAGGACACGACATCTTTAAACGATGGTATGTTGACGGAAGGATTTACTTCCACAAGGTGATCGATCCTACTAGTCCTAGAAAAGGATTAACAGAAATTAGATATATCGATCCTAGAAAAATTAAAAAGGTTCGAGAGATAACTAAGAGACGAGATAATCAAGGTAAAGGTATTGAGGTTGTAGAACAAACCGCAGAATGGTTTGTTTATAATGAAAAAGGAATGTCATCAGCTAATTCAAATGCTGGTGTAAAGATTTCTGCTGACTCAATTACTTATATTACATCTGGCGTTGTTGATCAAACTAAAAATATGGTCATGAGTCATTTGCATAAAGCAATTAAACCTGTCAATCAATTAAGAATGATTGAAGACGCTGTTGTTATTTACAGAATAGTAAGGGCACCAGAAAGACGAGTATTCTATGTTGATGTTGGTAATTTACCAAAAGTAAAAGCAGAAGCATATCTAAGAGATGTAATGGCAAGATATAGAAATAAACTTGTTTATGATGCCTCAACAGGTGAGATAAGAGATGACCGAAAACATATGTCTATGCTTGAAGACTTTTGGTTACCTCGTAGAGAAGGTGCAAAAGGAACAGAAGTATCTACTTTACCTGGTGGACAAAATCTTGGTGAAATTTCAGATGTTCAATACTTTCAAAAGAAATTATATAAAGCATTGAATGTGCCAATTTCAAGAATGGAATCAGAAGCAGGTTTCAATCTTGGTAAGGCTGCTGAAATAACAAGAGATGAATTAAAGTTTACTAAATTTATTCAAAGATTAAGAAAAAGATTTACAGCAGTCTTTAGTGATGTATTAAAATCACAGTTAATCTTAAAAGGTATTATTGCAATTGAAGATTGGCAAAAAATTCATCATCATATACAGTATGATTATTTAAAAGATGGATATTTCGCTGAACTGAAAGAAGCAGAAATACTAAGAGAACGATTAAGTTTAGCACAAGAAGTAAGTCCATATATTGGAAAATACTACTCAATAGACTTTATAAGAAAGAAAATATTGAGACAAAGTGATGAAGATATCATTGAAATTGATAATCAAATTGCTAGTGAGATAAAACAAGGTGTTATTGCTTCTCCTGAAGGACAAAATATGACAGGAAATGATGATGATACTGATAATGCTGATATAAATAATATAGGAGATGAATAATTATGCCAAATGATGATATAAAGAATATGGTTAATTCACTTGCAAGTGGTGATAATGTTAAAGCTCAAGACGTATTTAAAAATGCTTTAGCTGATAAAATAGGACAAGCACTTGATGACAAAAGACAATCAGTTGCTACTGGCTGGTTAAATGCTGGCACTGAATTAGAAGCAACAAAAGACGCTGCACAGTTAGATAATGTTAGTGGAGTAGTTACACCAGGACAAGAACCTGTTGAACCTGTTACACAAGAACCAGTAGAAATAGATCAAGGTGGAGAAGATGTTGAACAACCTGTCGTTCCAGAAGTTTAAAAATAAACTAACAGAACGAAAAAAAGACGGTCCGAAAGAAACTGCGGAGTTTAAGAAATTATCTCCTGTTGAAAAAAAGGCTGTAAAAGATATATTTACTATGTTAGGTAATACTAAGGGGGACATCATAAGTAAGATTGATGGTATTATCAAACAAGTAGCAAAAAAAAGAAATATTAAAGTGTCTTCAATAGAAGATTATTTTGACAACGAGATATTAAATTAAAGGAAATAAAAAATGGCAATTGCAACAAGAACATTAAGAGATACAGCTATCGCAACGGGTCAAGGTGCTGCTGGTGGTAAAGTAGTCGTTCTAATAAACATGAGCGATAACACTACTGCTAATTCAAACGTACTAGACGCTAGTGCTTTAGCAGGACACGCTAACGGTGCAAAGTTAGACATTGTTAAAATATGGTGGGGATTAGTACAAGGTACTGCTGATGACAATACAGGCCATGTACAGCTAGAATTTAAAGGTGCTTCATCTGATACTATCGCAATTCAACTTGCTGGTACAGGTCACTATGATGGCACTGCTGGTAAGATTGAAAACAACGCTACTAATACTACTGCAACTTCAGGAGATTTAGAGTTAACCGCTCTTGGTACTTCTGGATATGTATTAATTGAATTAAGAAAAGACGAAGCATTTACTGCTTAATCTTTATGACAATTAGTAATACATCAGTTGTAAATTCTATTTCTAAATACATTGTTAAATCAAAAGGTATTGGAAATGAAATAGATCAAGAGATGATTACAGGTAGTGCTGAAAAACTTGCAGGTGGTAATGATAAATCATTAGTAAGTTTAATAGAATGTTATTATTTAATAGAAGGTACTGGCACATTAACATTAAGTAC